AACTTAAATAAAGAATAGTTTTGCCCTTTATGTCCAAAGTTATTATTTACACCTTGAAAAGATGCTTTGTCTATATCTTCTATTCTCCAAACAATACCAGTATCTGCCATATTCATCATATTTCTACAGAAATCTCTTTGTGATGAACTTTTTTTAGTTGAACCTATTGCATATTTGTAACGAATTTTATATAAACCATCTGGAGAATCTAACACACTAAATGCGTTACCTTTTTTGTAAGAAGTAACTTCATCTTTCAATCCTAACAGACCTTTTACTTTAGATAGTGTACTTTTCTTTTCGTTTATTAAGTAATTTGCCCAATCCTCGTTGTCTATGTCGCTATCTTCATCAATCTCATCAACAAACACATATTCTTCTAACATTTGTTCTCCACTCTCTGCTAAATGACCTAATATATTTTTAGATTCTTCATCTGATAGACTTGCTTTCTCGTGAGACTCACAAGGCATATAATAAACAACACCATCTTCTTCGTGTTTGTGGTGTCCTTGACATCCTTGCTCTAAAGCTTTAGCTTCTGCTTCTTCTTTAGTTTTATATACATCTACTCCGTCTATTTTCTTTAGACTTAACTCATAACCAGTTTCTTCCTCAATGATTTCTTCATTAACTATGTCAATATCACTAAAATCAAGAGGTTTAAGAGTCTTAAAGTATAAATCTAATGCTATATCATTAATTGATAAGATTGCATCTATACACTCTATTACTTGGTCTTGAAAGCATTGTATAACTATGTTGTCAAATAGTTGTGTAGCGTTCTTTATTTCTTCTGCATTGTTTCCTAGTCCATCATTACCTTCACGTATTCCTAGAAGCATTGGAGAAGTAACCCTATGACCAACGATTAATTTTCTAAAGCACTCATCAGCTAAATACTGATAATGTGCTGGTGCATCGTTTAAAGGAATGTCATCTATTGTAGTTTTAGATTCAGAATTGTTATTAAAAGCAACGATTACCTTTTCTCCTCTGCTTCCAGTTAATTTGTTTAGTACATCGCTCTTAATTGATTGCATTTTGTCTGGGTCTGGTACTCCGTTGTTAAAATTAACCACTTTAGTGCCACTAAATCCATTTATACAATCATTTATAAGGTAATCTCCTATTTCGTCCTCTAACACAGCGTAAGGCATCGCAGAAGACCAATCTGGACTACTATAATAGTACTTACCAGCTTCATAAGGCTTTAAAACGTACATTTCAACGCCATTTGCTTTACCAAACCCAAATGCTGGTATTCTTTCTGGTTTTTCTGTTGGTTTTAAGTTACCCCAGTTGTTTGAGTAGTACCATCCTTCTATTTCTCCTTCATCATTGCATTTTTCAGCTCTTAATGTTTCCATTGGAAAGTGATGTACTTCTTTTACTCTACCATCTTGATAAACTAACTGAAATGCAGCCATTCCTAATACTTTGTAGTCATTTATGAATTTTCTTAAATCAGACTTCTTAAATAATGACATCATTTGAGCATATTGCTCTGGTCTTTTGTCTGCATCGTGTGCTGCAAGACCTTTACCATAAATCATATTAGAAATACCTATAGTAATTGCTCTACAAGTCGTTGAGTTGTTGTTTACATCAATTATGTAATTAAAGTAGTCGTTATCTACCCCATACTGTACCCAATCTTTATTCTTTAACTCTACAACTTCTGGAGCTGTGTAGGCTGCAAGTTTTGTTACGAAAAATTCGCTCATATTACTACGTATTCGTTAGTTGTTGCGTGTTCTGTATAAACATCTTTATTAATACTATATAGACTAATAGTTTGGTCTGTACAGAATATATTGTCTTTATAAACTACGCTTGTTCCATTTAAAACAGATAGTGTATAAAATGTTCCTTCTTTTAAAGCTGGACTAAACGTTACATTACCCTCTAAATAGTATTTATTTTTAGTAAATGTTAAACTAGGGTATGTTACTGGTGTGTTTGTGTCTTGGTCTGTAATAATAATACCATCAGCAGAATACTCTCTAGGAATAAACTTTAATTGCTGTGCAGTTGTATTTGTATTTAGTATTATCATTAAAAGCTTTTTTAAATAACGAAAAAAGGGCAAAAGTGTTTTATATAAAAAAAGGGTACTCCGAAGAATACCCTTAATTTAAGAAAAATGTATAAAAATTAAGTTCCTACTACTACAACAGTATTAGTTGTATCTCCAATAATTGCAGAGTCTACAAAATATGCTGGTTGTTTTTCAGTTCCAGTAAATGTTATGTTATAGCCATTTAAATCTCCCATAGCTGCTCCAGTAGCTGTATTAACAGCACATTCACATCCATTTTCAATTCCAGCTAAAAAGTAATTCCCATTATAATCTTGTACGATTACTTGAGGTCTTCCATAACTTAATAATTTTAATTCTTTACGAGTAGCAAGGTCTTGTTTCTTTAAAACTATCGTTCCAGTTTGTGTCCAGAATGACGTTCCATTTTCCCTTGAGTTCTCGTTTGTTTGTTCGAAAGAGTTAGCTCCTTTTAAGTCGTATTTGTAAAAAGTTAAAGGAGATGCAAAAGCAGTAATCTCATCGTCAGTTCCAAAAGTAGCAGTTCCTAATAAACCACTTGTATAATTTGAGATGTAGATTGCTATTATCCCTCCAACCGAGTCTTTACAAGGCTCTAATCTTCCAGCAGTAATATCACAAGACATATGTTTAAGTTTTTTGAGTTAATAATATAAAGGGAGGTTTTACCCTCCCCTTATTTAGTTTAATTATCCAGCGTAGTAAACTACGTCAGCACCTACTCCTATTGCAGCAGCAGCAGTAAATCTCATTACAAGTCTTACGTTTTGACTTCCATCAATTGGAGTCATATCAATTACTCTTACTTCGTTGTAATCGTTTAGTAATCCAGTTGCAAAGAAAAGGTTACTAGATTGAGCAGCTATCATTGTATCATCTGACATTCCTCTACCTACAAAGATTGGAATACCACCAAATGATAAGCTTCCTCCTCCGTACCATTGAGTACCTTTGTTATCAGAACCAGCGTTTGATGTTGCAGCTACAGCAAATCCACCTAAAGCTCTAATGTATAATTTAGCAGCTTTGTTAGATACGTATAACTTTAAATCTTCTTTTCCGTAAAGTGCGTTTGGAATTAAATCCACAACTCTTTGCATTTCATCAATGATGTTAGCAGCAGTTAAAGCAATTGGGTTAGATACATCTAATACTGTTGCATCAGCAGCAGCAAGAGTTTCTAATCCGTTGTATTCTCCAGCTTGCGCTCCACCTAAATTTCCAGTCCAGATATTAGTCTCGTTTGCAGCAGCAACTTTAGATGCTACGTGTCCTACTAAATAATCAGCGAATGATGATGGTAATCCGTTTGGATTAAATGCAGAATATCCCATTTGAATTGACTCCCAAGTGTTGATAAAGTCAGACTTACATAATTGTAAGTTTACTTGAAATTCTTCTGGTTGAATAACTACTTCAGTTAAGTTTACGTTTGAAGAAGCAGAAAAATCACAAGTTCCATCTGCGATTAAGCTACCAGTTTCAATTCTTTGAATAACTGATTTAAATTTTACGTTTGGCATAACTTCTACGCCTCCGTCTTCAATTGTTGAAGCGCTTAATAAAGCAGCGCTAATGTACTTTCCAGCAAATTCTCCAGCATAAGTTGAAGTAATGTTTACTGTAGTCGCAAGGTCTATCTTATTTGACATAATTTTGGTTTTTAATTTTTAGTTTTTAAATAATTTAGCAAATACTCTATCTTGAGTACTCATTGGTTTGTTTTGAGCGTAAAGGTTCATTTCTACTTCTCCTTTAGACTCTGGGTTATGTTTGATTGGTTTTACATCAGCAGATAACTCTACTTCTGTTTCTTCGGAACTTAAGTCTTCTTTATCTTCGTACTTGGCTTTTAATTCTTCCATAGCATCTTCAAGATATTTCATTCTTTCTTCCATTTTACTCATATCCATTACTTCTTCTTCTTCAGCAGCTTCAACTTCTTCCACAACTGGTGCTTCTACAACTTCTTCTACTACTTCTTCAACTGCTTCTTTAACTTCAGAGATAATACCATCTTCTTCAACGATAACTGTAAAGCCATCATCTAAAAGGTACTCTCCCTTTGGTACTGCAATTCTTTCATCTTCATCAGTAATGATAAAGATTTCTTTACCAGCTTCAAATGAATCAGCTTCAAAGCGAGTTCCGTTTTCCAACTTTCTCTCTTCTAACTGAACTTCCAAACCTAGTAATGTCTTAACTTTGTTAAGGGTTTCTTTAGAGTTCATATATATTAATTTTAAGTATTTACTTTTTTATAAAACGAATTACTATATTTACTGTTGTAAATTCGTTATGGATGTGCTGTTAAACAAGCTGTACAATCGTTATAAAGCGTTGCAGTATCTACGTGTTGTTCTCCACTTTGCTTAACTTCTAATACTGTATAACAGTTGCTATGACCAGTATTTTCAAATTCTAAATAATACACATTACCTACAACTAATTGTTGATTATGTAAATGTATTTCTTTTTGCATACTATGACCACATCTTTGTACTTTGTAATAATACTCATCTCCAATAGGAGCTTCTCCACTTGTTTTACCAATTCCTTGATTTTGTAAATCTCCGTTGCAACATTTTGAGTTATAAGTATTGTCTTTACATAAACAACCTCTTTTACCTCCTTGTGGACTAGTTCTACTTTTTGTTGGTCTCTGATTCCTTGAGTACATCTATTATTTCGTTTAGTAGTTTATCGTCTTCGCTTAATTGGTCTTGTTGTTTATCTTGTGGTCTATTTAGTTTGTCAGCAAAGTAGCCTTCTATTGAAAAGCCTTTTACTTTACCTTCTTTTACATAGTTATTCCAAATATCATCGTTATCAACTTTCATTGCAACCATCCAAGTACCTAAAGGCATATCTAAACCATACTTACGAGATTTGTCGTGTACATCATCCTCTACTAACCAAGATTCAACTATAGTCATACCAGATAGTTTTTCTTCTGTGTGTTCTAATGTTGCTTGTCCTTGATTACCTCGTTTTAAAAACATTTGAGATGCTTTTGCTACTGTATCTTTAGAGAAGTAGATGTAAAACTCATTTTCTCCATTCTTACGATAAATAGGTCGTTCTGGTATAAGTGCTGCACCTATAAGTAGTCTTTTTTCTTTACTTATTTCTGCAAGTCTTATTTGGTCTTGGTTTTTAAGTGCTATAAAATCTTCTTCTATTGCTGGAGACTCTACTACTGATATAGCTTCTATGCCAGATAGTTCTTCGTTCTCATCTATTATTAATTCTATAATTTCCATAGTTCTTTTTTTATAAACGTTTAATTTACTTTTTTGTTTTATTATCCTAGTGATGCTCCTTGTAC